GGCGAGCGTCATATTATTGGGCAAACCTCCGCGCGGCTGTTCTGCACAGCGGCCAGAATGATCATGGCAAAATATCCCGATCTGTTTGACGAAGCGTAAAATCTGGCGGTGGTGAAGGCTCGGGATACTTCGCATTGAAAGTGTAAGCCCGTGCCGCTGTGTTCCCCGCTAGACTAAAGGGGCGATGATGTTTTTGACCGGCTTTATTCTGGGAATGTTCGTCGGCAGCATTCTGGCGGTCGGCGGCCTGACGCTGGTGAATATAGGCAAAGACTGATGGCCCACGAATGTCCGAGTTGCGGCAACGACGATCCCGAATTCATCATGGCGCTGACCGAACCGGTTGAGCGGCACGGCAAGATCACCGGCTACCGGCAGATCGGTTACCGCTGCGCACAGTGCAGGACGCTGTTGAACGTCACGGTTGGTGCAATCGAGGAAGTGGATGGACCTACCGCTGTGTAAAATTTGCGGTGATCGCCACCGGCTCGGCGGTTGCCCCAAATTCGAGGCCACGCGCGATCAGCGGCTGACGTGGATGAAAGGAATGGTGTCCGGTGCGCCCAAAACTCAAAGTCCCGCGAAAGCTGACCAACATCGTCAAGCGCAAGGTCCATCCGAAACGCAACAAGAAGCGGCGCAAATAGATGGACAAGATCGAACGCGCGCTGTCGCGGTTGAAGAAGAAAGGCCCGGCCCTGTTGCGCCCGACCAAGGGCGTCAAGGGCAATTGGAAGGGGTCGAAGCGCGGCCCGTACAGTCGAAAGCCAAATTCGACAAAAATGCCTACCAGCGCGAGTTGATGCGCAAGCGCCGCGCCGCTGCAAAACTCAGCGGCGGTTCAGCCACTCGCGAAACCAGATCAGCGGATCATATTCCGCAGGCCACAACAGAAACACCCACACCAGCAACACCAAGACATCGAAGCCGTCCAGCGGCGCGTTGATCTCGCGAAGAAACCAGTCAATCATTGGCCTGATCCGAAATAGCGGTTCCACCACGATGGCGGAGTTCGCTTGACCACGAATTGATCGGTCGTCGCCCAATCGGTGCCGTCACAGGTGGAACACGCATACGGCTGTACCTGCGGCGCTTCTTTTATATTGGCGAGCCGCGTTGCAAGCTGCTCTGCGCTGGTGGCGCACCACGATTTGCAGTTTTGGCATGTCATGGCGGCCACCCGGTATCGCCGACTGAACAGGATAGCAGGGTGTCGCGGAGGCCGCGCAACATCGCATTGCGGATTTCCTGATCAATGCCGCCCTTGATCGCGTGATCGATATAGCTGGCAAAAAACAGCGCATTGTCGCCACGGATAAACACGCCGGGCCAATCGTCACCGAATTGGATCGGCCCGCTTTCGACGCGGGTTGCTTCTGCCGGAAATTTTCTCACGTCAGTCATTGGTGGTTCCTATGCTGGACAACACCTTCGATAAGGCACGGCAAACCGTATCAATTAAGTGCGCCAAATGTCAGTGGAAATTTCGGTGCCCGGTGGAACAATTACGCCGCGTGCTATGCTACTCTTGTCAGAGTGATGACGATAGGGCAGTAGAACTGGCGTATAAATAATTACTCTATCGTATTCACTTGACGAATAATTACGAAGGCGCATAATACGGATCGTCTCCCAAGATGGAAAGCCTTGGGGGGTTGGATAGCCGGGCCTGACTTTACCCATTTCCTAGCAGGGCAGTGTGGCGCGGATCAGGCTCGGCTGTTCATGACAAGGGGGTTGCAATGAACCATTTTGCAACGGAAGTCGCGGTCCGCTCGGCGCTGGCGCTCTCGAAAGAAGAGATGGGCGACAAGCTGCGCGCCAATGAAGTCCTGATGGGCTTTTCGGTTGTCACGGAAGCGCGCTGGTTCAATGAAGACGATTGGGACCGCTGGACCATCATCACGCAGGATAAAAATCGCATCCGTTTGGTGGCGTTGAGCGCGCGCAATCCCGGCACTGGCGCATTCACCCGGTTGATTGACAAGATCATGCGAGAGGGCCTTATCCCTGTCGTGGTGGAGCCGAACGAACGATTGACCGAATGGTGCAGGCGGCACTGGTACCGCAAGCGCAACAGCGGGCAGGGCGTTTTGCGGCATGAAATCTGGTATCCAAAACGATGCGCCTATTAGTCTGTGGCGGGCGTTCGTTCTTTGATGTGCCCTTGCTCAATCGCGTGCTGGACGAACTGCACGCGATTGAGCCGGTCAGTTACCTGATCAATGGCGGGCAGCGCGGCGCGGATAATCTGGCGCAGGCATGGGCGGAGCGGAACGGTGTCGATCACCGCGAATTCCGGCCTGACTGGAAAAAATACGGTCCACCGGGCGGGCCGATCCGCAACACGCGGATGTTGAAAGAAAAGCCTGACCTTGTGATCGCGTTCAAGGGCGGCAAGGGCACCACCGACATGATCAAGCAGACCAAGGCAGCGATGGTGCCACTCCGTGAATACGACGAAAGCGGCAATCTGAAATGATGGGCGATCAGTAACCCCGAACCGCAAGGTTGCGGACATCGAGACCAAGCCGCCCTATCGATACCGCAATGACAAGCTTGTTATGGTTTTCGATTAGGGCTGCGATGCCCGCGCCGTGCTGCGATAACAAACGGTTCTGAACTTCAAGCTGCTTGGCCTGATCGGCGATAATCTTTTGCTGTTCCTCAATCCGCAGTGCGTGGTCGCTCTGCGCCGGGCGCAGCTTGCCGACCACTTCCTTGCGGAAGGCCGCGACCGAATTGGCTAGGCACCCGACCGCAGCGGCAACGCGCTGATCGTTCCAGCCATCCACATATTCGCAGTAGCCGTCGCTGGTCTTTTTGCAAACTTGCTCCATCTGCTTGTTGATCTCGATGACCTGCTTGCGGGTTGCCTGCTTGCTCATTGGACGTTCCCTTGTGCTGTTAAAAACCCCAAGGGTGAGGCTACCTAATAATTACGCTCGATGCTATTGTGTCGTAATTAATCCCCGATGTTCTTTTGCCGGTCTCCTGCGATCAACGGCGGTCTATCCCGATCTATCCCGATCTATCCCGATCCATCCCGGTCAACCCCGAGTAATTCAAAAAGATGTTCTCTGCGGAAAAGGCTGCGACCGAAATCATTCGGCGCAAGCAAATCCGCACGTCCATGATCCGGTGGGCCGAACATTGCGGTTTCAACCCGGCGCGACATCACCGGTTGCTGATCCAGCATCTTGAGGCGGTGGCGCGCGGCGATATCGAACGCTTGGCAATCTTCATGCCGCCCGGCTCGGCGAAATCGACCTATGCCAGCATCCTGTTTCCGTCATGGCTGCTATCCCAAGACCCGAAGGCGATGTTTCTGGCGGCCTCGCACACCACCGAACTGGCGGAGCGCTGGGGCCGCCGCGTCCGCAATCTGATCATTGAGAATTCCGCGATCCTGAAAATCGCGCTGTCGGAAGATAACCAAGCAGCCCAACGCTGGGGCCTGCAAGAGGGCGGCGAGTACATGGCGGCGGGTGCCAATGTCGGCATCGCCGGTTTCCGCGCCAAGTATGGCTTGATCGATGATCCGATCCGCTCAAGGCAGGATGCTGACAGCCAGACGGTGCGAGATCGCATCTGGGATTGGTACCTGAATGATTTCCGTCCGCGCCTCATTCCGAACGCGCGACAGATTTTAATTCAGACCCGTTGGCATGAAGACGATCTCGCGGGCCGCTGTCTCAATCATCAGCATTGGGATGTGCTGTCGCTGCCCGCGTTCGCCAAGGTTGACGATCAGCTAGGGCGCAGCGTCGATGAACCGCTATGGCACGATGACGACTATGGCTATGGCGCGCAATTGCTGGCGCTGCGCGAGAACACCCCGGCGCGCATCTGGTCAGCACTCTATCAGCAAGAGCCGACACCCGACGAAGGCGATTTCTTTAACGGCGCGTCCGACTATGCGGTGACCGGCGACGGCGGCGACTACACGGTTCATATGGTGTTCGGCGTCGATCATCTGAACAATCTTTATTTGCTGGACGTTTGGCGCGGTCAGAAAACTTCCGATATCTGGGTGGAAGCGCTTTGCGATCTGGTCGAAAAATATCGCCCGCTCGGTTGGGCGGAGGAAAACGGCCAGATCAAATCCGGTGTTGGTCCGTTCCTTGAGAAGCGGATGCGTGAACGCCGCGTCTACTGCAACCGCTCGCAATTCCCGACCCGTGGCGACAAGGCCGTGCGCGCTCGCTCGATACAGGGCCGGATGGCGCTCGATGGTTTGTTCTATCCGAAGAAAGCGCCGTGGGTTGCCGACTGGCTGGCGGAAATCTTGAACCTATGGGCCGCCAAGCACGATGACCAAGGCGACGCCATGGGCCTCGTTGGTCAGTTGCTGGATCAGATGGTCAAGGGCCGCGCTGGCAAAGCTCAAGTCTTTACGCTGCCGGATGACGGCTATCGCAAACGTGAAAAGAACACAGTGGATGTCATGACGCTATGATCACGCTTGAAGCGGAACGGGTTAGCGAAAACAGCTATGACGCTGACAACGCACCGAAGCTGACCGTCCGTCGCCGTCAATTCGAGGACTACGCGACTGCGAAGGCCCGCGAGATCGATGAACAGCGTTCGGCATGGCGCTATTATCACATTGATCAGTGGACGCCTGCGCAACTCAAAATTCTGCGCAAGCGCCACCAGCCGGAAGTGACCTTCGACCGCACCGGGAGGAAGATCGACAGTTTGTCGGGGACGATCCGCAGGCTTCGGACCGATCCGAAAGCCTACCCCAATACGCCGCGGGGTGAGCAAGGCGCGGAAGTGGCGACCCAAGTTATTCGCACCATCAACGATGCTTCGTTCGCCGAAGATTTGGAAGTTGAATGCTGCCGGGATGCGTTGATCCATGGCATCGGCGTCAGTGAACTGATGCTGGTGACCGGCGACAAGGGCGATCCCGATCTGCGCTTTGAATATGTCGATCCGAAAACATTCTTCTATGACCCGCGTTCGCTGCGCGCCAATTTTCAGGATGTGCGGTTTCACGGCGTCTATAAGTGGGCCGACATCGATGAACTGGATATGCTTGTCGAGGGCGGCAGCGAACTGGTCAAGGCTGCATTCGACAATGACGGCGGCTACTGGACCGCGTTCGACACCGACCGTGAAAATCTCTGGATCGATAGTCGCCGTCGCGTTCGCTTGATCGATCACTGGTACCTGCGCGGCGGGATGTGGCGCTGGTGTCTGCACACTGGCAACGTCGAACTGCTGAGTGGTGAAAGCCCGTTCAAGAATGAGCGCGGCATGTCAATCTCGAAATATCATGCCTTCGCCAACATGGTGGACATCGACGGCGATCACTACGGCTTTATCCGGCGTCTAAGGGGACCGCAGGATGCGATGAACCAGCATCGCTCCAAGGCGATCCACATCATGAACACCCGCCAGTTGAAGATCAAAGAGGGCGCGGTTGACGACATTGAGGTGACGCGCCGCGAGGCCTCGCGCCCGGATGGTACGCTGGTCTACAACGGCGACAAGAACGATTTGGAAGTGCTGCAACCCGAACAGGAATTTTTGCAGCAGACCAAATACTATGAGGACGCCAAGAACGAGATCGACAGCTTTGGTCCCAACCAGCAATTGATCCAAGAGTTTGGTCAGAACGTTTCCGGTCGCGCGGCGAACATGCTGCAACAGGCCGGGCTTGCCGAACTCGGGCCATTCCTGAAAAATTTCCGGATGTGGAAGCTGGAACGGTACCGCGCTTGCTGGACCGCTGCGCAGACCTACTGGACCGCAGAGCGCATGCTTCGCGTCACCGATGACGAAGGTGTTGCGCAATTCATGGAGATCAACGCCGTCGAATTTGACGAATGGGGCCGCCCGACGCTGGTCAACATGCTCGGCAATATCGATGTCGAGATCAAGATTGACGAAGGTCGCGACAGCGAAACCGTGATGTCCGATATCTTCGATCTGTTGATGGGCCTGTCACAGAACAACGTGCCGGTGCCGCCTGCTGTGTTCATTCAGGCATCGGGCCTGCCACTCTCCGAGAAGAAAAAGCTGATCGGCATGCTGTCGCAGCCCGATCCGGTGAAGCAGGCCGCGCAAGCCGCGACCATCGACAAGACGGTGGCGGAAGCGGAGAAGCTGCGCGCCGAAGCTGGCAAGTCGCAGACCGCTGGTTTGCTCAACATGGCCCGCGTCCAGACCGAAGGCCAGCCGGAAGGCCAGCCGCCGCAAAAGACGCCGCTCGATATCATGGAGCAGATGGCCAACATCAACGAGACCGAAGCGACGGCAGAACACAAGCGCGCATCCGCCAAGTCGCTTGCCACGCAAGCTGAAATGACGCCGCTGCAACAGTTGGCGGATCATGCGCAAAAGAACGCTGATCGCATGACGGCAACGGTCGAGAAGATTGCAACGCGCGGCTTTGAGCATTTCCATCGCAATGAAGATCGCGCGCTGGAAGATCATCACCGGACCCGCGACCGCGAGACACAAGAGCGAACCGCGCGCGCCGCTGCGCAGCGCAAGCCCGCTCAATAGTTCGTCCGCTGCGAACGAAATCGCAGCACCACGTCTGGACGTGAACGAAATCACGTCACCGCACGGCACGGAATGCCGTCACGCCGCCTAGCGCGATAGCTGGGTCACGTTCGCCGGAAACGATATTCCGGGGAGACCGACATGAGTGATGTGACACAAGGCGCTGACGCGCCTGATGATAGTACCTTGTTCAATGAAGCGACTTCGACGGATACGCTCGATAAATTCGAGAACCCGCCACTCCCCGATCCCCCGGCAGAAGTGCCGGAAAAAAAGATCGAACCACCCGCACCGGCTGAACCGGTCAGGGAAGAAGCTGCCGTCCCCTCGGGGCGGTTTCGGGAGGAAACGGAGGCCCGCAGAAGGGCCGAACGCGAGCGTGATGAATATCGGATGCAGCTTGAAGCTATGCGACGGCCTCCGCCGCAGCAGGGTCAAGAGCCGCCGCCATCGGAATTCTATGACAATCCGAAAGATTTCATCCTCGCCGTCACGAAGGAAAATCTTGAACGGACACGCCGGGAACAGGAAGCAAAGTATGATGCGCGGTTCGAGGGCCTAGCCCGCGACTTTGCCGTGCAGACTTACGGTGCTGAAAAAGTTGACGCTGCATATAAGGCCCTCGAAAGCGGGCTGACGATGCGCGACCCGGATGCGTTGACCGCTTT